AGTAAATCTCGTAAATACTTTTGGTAAACCTAATAGTAATACAGCAACTTCTTTCCTAACAGCAGCTTCTTTCTTAGCTTACGGTAACAATTTAAAAATTGTTCGTGTTGTAGACGGTTTTGCTACTAACGCTATTTCTGCTCCACCATCAAGTCAACAAGTTTATATTCCAAATCGACAAGTTTATACTGATTCTGTGTTAAATGCTGATGCGGCTAACGCATATGGTCCTTGGGCAGCTAGATATCTTGGTAGTTTAGGAAACTCTTTAGCAATTTCTATTGTTGATGCTGGTTCATATACTTCCACATGGAACATTAATGGTTACGGTGTTGCTAGTTTCTTTAATGGTGCTCCTGGTACATCCGCTCAAGCAGCTGCATATGGCGCATCTAACGATGAAGTTCACATTGCTGTTGTGGACGCTGGTGGCGCATTTACTGGTACAAAAGGTACAGTATTAGAAACGTTTCCATACCTATCTAAAGCAACTAACACCACAGATTCATTAGGTAATTCAAACTGGTACAAACAAGTAATTTTGAATCAGTCCAAATATATCTACGCAATGGATCCTCCAAACTATGCAACAACGAATTCTACTTGGAACAAACCAGCATCCAATAATTTTAGTTTTGCAACAATTTCAACTGCAAATACAGTAAATCTACTTGGTGGTTTCGATGCTCTTCCAGTTGATGCAAATACAATTACTGGTTATTCTTATTTCCAAAGTCCAGACGATGTAGATATTTCTTTGGTAATTACTGGTGCAGCAAGTAATACAGTACAACAATACGTCATTGATAACATTGTTAATACTCGTAAAGATTGTGTAGCATTTATTTCACCACCATCTTCTGCCGTAGTAAATCAAAGTGGTTCTGAAACAACCAATATTACTAATTGGTACAACGGATTAAATCGTACAACATCTTACGCTGTTGCCGATTCTGGTTGGAAGTATATGTTCAACAAATACAACAATACTTACCAATATGTTCCACTAAATGCTGACATTGCTGGTCTTTGTGTGTACACCGATTCAGTTACAGATCCATGGTTCTCACCTGCTGGATTAAATCGTGGCGCATTAAAGAATGTTGTTCGTTTGGCATGGAATCCAAAGCAAACAGATAGAGATACATTGTATTCTAAAGGTATTAATTCTGTTGTTTCTTTACCAGGTCAAGGAACAGTTCTTTACGGCGATAAAACATTACAAGCCAAACCATCAGCGTTTGACCGTATTAATGTACGCAGATTGTTTATTGTACTCGAAAAAGCAATTTCTACTGCCTCTAAATATTCTTTGTTTGAATTCAATGATGACTTTACCAGAGCAGATTTTGTTGCCATGGTAACTCCATTCTTACGAGATGTTCAAGGTCGCCGTGGTATTACTGACTTCCGTGTTGTTTGTGATACTACAAATAATACACCGCAAGTTATTGATTCTAATCAATTTGTTGGTGATATTTACATCAAGCCTGCTCGTTCAATCAATTACATCCAATTGAATTTCGTTGCTGTAAGAACTGGCGTCAACTTTACAACAGTCGTTGGTGCAGCTGGTCAATAAATACTAACGAATAGGAGAAAAGAATGGCATTCAATGTAACAGAATTTAGAGCAAATATGATTGGTGACGGTGCTCGTCCCAATCTATTTCAAGTAACTCTATCCTTCCCAACAGTTGCAACTAATGGCACAGCCGCTTCACAGAAAACAACATTTATGGCCAAATCGGCACAGTTACCTGGTTCTACCGTAGGTACTGTACCTTTGTATTATTTTGGTCGTGAACTCAAGTTTGCTGGTAACCGTACCTTTACTGATTGGTCACTACAAATTATTAACGATGAAGATTTTACAGTTCGTAACGCACTTGAGTCCTGGATGAACGCAATAAATAGTCATACAGGTAATGTGCGTAATGCAAGTGCTGGTGGTCCATCAGGTTATACTGTTGATGCAAAAGTTGACCAGTATGGTAAAACCGGTAACATTATCAAATCTTATAAATTTGTAGGTTTGTTCCCATTAGATTTGGCACCAATTGATTTAGATTGGGGTTCAAACGATACCATTGAAGAATACTCGGCAACATTTGCCTATCAATGGTGGGAATCAGCGCCAACTACTACTTAATTATTTTACGGAGAGGCTTAGTCCTCTCCATCATGTTTTTTTGAATTGGATTAGAACAATATGGCAGCTTTAAATAAATTCTCTCTTTTTGGTTTTACAATTGCTCGAGCTAAGTCGGAAGACGAAGCTGGAGTCCAACAGTCGTTTTCGCCGCCAACCAATGACGATGGCGCATTAACGATTACATCAGCCGCTTATTATGGAACATATGTTGACCTAGACGGCACCGCTAAAAATGAAGTTGAACTAATCTCACGATACCGTGAAATGGCTATGCAGCCAGAAATTGAAGCCGCCATTGACGATATTGTTAATGAAGCTATTTGCCAAGACGATGATGGCAAAAATATCAAAATTATTATGGATGAATTAAAGCAACCAGACAAAATTAAAAATGCCATCCGTAC